CTGGTTACCAAACTGCATCTTGTGGTAATTCAGCTGCTGGATCTTGGCCAAGGCCTGATCCCGGTAGCGCATGGCCTGGGTGACGTCCTCGCCATTGCCGGCGGCCACCGCCTTGGCAATCACGCGGTCAGCCATTTCGGCCTCCTGCGTTGCCTTGGCAATCGCCCCATCAAAGGCGCTCAGGTCTAGGCTGTGCGTCCGCTGCTCCTGGGCGGAAACGCGCCGCTCCAGGTCGTCATTCCTTTTGCGCAGGAAATCAAGCTCAAGCTTGTCCCGGCTGCGGGCCTCATCCCGACGCTGCTTGCGCTCAAGCTTTTCCTGCCGGCGCCGGTCCCGAATGAAGTCTTTTTCATCACCACCCTCGCCGTCGTCGTTGCTTAGGCGGGCGTCTTCATCTTGTTGCGAGGCGTCTTCAATAATGACCAACTCTTCTTGGCCGTCATCATTTTCCTTCAACACGTCAGACATGGTTCATCTCCTTTCAGATGAATGCTTTGATTGTCAGCGGATCACCTTCAATTTTGCCAATGATGTCCAGATCATTGAAGATCACGAACATGGCGCTGTCGTCCTTGGTCAGCGCAACTTCCCAGCGATCGCCGCCGTACTTAGGCACGCGCACGAAATCACCGGCATGGCACCACTCGCCCTCCGGCCACGTCTGCTGAGTGTCGCGATTTTTGAACGCTAGGGGGCCAATTGAAACCACCTTGGCAACCTGCGTGTTCCACTTCTCGGTATCTTTGGTGTCGGTGGCCAGAATAATGCCACCCTTAGTGACTTTGCGCGGTGTGCGAATTTGGACCAGAACGCGGCTCCCGAAAGGCTGCACGCCGGCATTAACTGCCGGAAAAGCCTCCGCTAAAGCGTCCTCATAAGTCGTTGTCACTATTCTTCTCCTCATCTAGGATTTTCAAGAGTACTTCGATCGCAGACTCAAGGCCTGCGACCATTCCCACACGATACCCGTACTCAAAAGCATCGCGATGCTGGGGCCGCTTCAAGGCATCAACAGAAAATTGCTGCTGCGCCGCCTTGAGGCGGTTTAAGAGCTTCGTCTCAAAATTCACGCTTGGTTCTTTTCAACCTTCGGCTCGGGCGGCAAAGACTGCCCGTCAACTTTCTCGCCAGCAGCCAAGCGGTGCTTTTGCTTCACATAGGCGCTGTTCATAGAGACAGTGCCTTCCTTCGGCTTATCGGCCATGGTGATTTCCTTATCGCGTTCCTGGGTTGATCCCGGTGCCGGTGCTTACCGCCACCTTCTCGCCGGTGGCCATTTCGGCCGCCGCAAGCAACTTGGCGGTGTCATTATCCGCCGTGTTCATGCGCTCACGCGCGGCCACTTCAGCCGCGGTACGCTGGCTTTCAGCCATCTGCCGGAACTGCTCAGCTTGCAACTTCTCGGCACGCGCCTGCTGCTGATCCGTGAGTTTGGCTGCGTCATTCTGCCGCTGCAGCTGCAACTTCTGCTGATCAAGCTGGATCCGAGCCTGATCAACCTGAGCACGCTGCTGCAGGGCCTGCCCCTGCATTTGCGCATTGAGCTGCGCAATCTGCATGCTGCTGTCGGGCGGCATGGGCGGCTGCGGCCGGAATTGCTGCGCTGCCTGATCAATGAGAACCAGCTCTTGGCCAAACGTGCCAAGTTGCTGCTCAATGAATTGCTGGACCTGCAAAATCACCTGCGTCTGCTGCGCGGCCTGCTCTGGGATCAGGTTTTGCTTCTGCGCCTGATCCACAGCCTCATGCGCCTCAGACAGGTAGTAATTCAACAGGTGGTCGCGCAGGTGAATGGCCATCGGGAACATCAACGTCTTCATAATCACCGGATTGCCACCAAACAGGGGCGACTTCAAAAACGCCAAATGCGTCATGATGTGCGCAAGATGATCCTGTTGCGGCAAGACGTAGATTGGGCTGCCCATGGTCGCGGCGACATTCTCGCTGACCGGGTCCATGTTCTCGTTTTTCTGCTCAGGCATCAAAACTTCGTCTGCAGGTACCTTCAAGGTGCGGAGAAACATTTCCTCCACCGCCCTGACATTGTACAGCTGCGGGGCGACAGAAGCGCGCTGCATAAGAGCCTGGGTTTGAGCAAACCTCTGGGCCTCAGAGAAAATAGAAGGATTGCTGACCGGCACCACATCAAGCGGCCCATCAAAATCAGCAGGGCTAATTTCAATGCCTGACTCTTGGGCCTCAACATCTTCTTCTGTCAGATAGGCGCTGTTGAGGCGGTGCAAAATCTTGAAGCACTTCGCCATGGAATTGTGAAGGCGAGAGTGAATGCTTGAGAAGACCACCATGCCCTGCTCAATCAGAGCCATGGTCGTGCCAACAGGCTGGTTAGCATTCTGATCGCTCAGCTTCTCAAAGCTGGTCTGCACGACGCCCTTGCCGGCTTCCACCAAAAAGCCAAGCAGCTGATACAGCACCGGGCTCGGGGGGTTGAATGGCATCGGCATGGCCAGCTTGCGCACGTCATCAATAAGCGCGCCGCCTTCCATTTCCACCACCTCGGTGGGCTGGAGATTGATTGTCTGGCCGCCAGGGCCTCCCTTGAGCTTCAGGAGGGTCGGCATGTTCTGGATGTGCGCACTGTCCAGCAACGCACGCAAGGCGCCTGTGGCCGCGCCAGAAAGGCCGCCAATCATGTGCGTCAAGCCAATTGGATAAGCGCCGCGCCAGGGCACAAACGGAAACTCGACAATCCAGTCGAGCTCCTTGCGCTGGTCGTCATCTGCGTCCCAGTTGCGATAAAGGGAGAGTGCCTTGCCGCTCGACTTGTCGATGCTGAGAATGTAGGGGCTCATGCCCTCGTCAAAATCAAGGTAGGTGTAGATTTCAAAGATGGTGCGCAGGCCATCTTCATTGTAGCTCGTGGTCTTGCGGCCCTCGATCTTGTCGTTGGCGATTGACGCCTTGCTGAACTCTGGATCATCGGGGTAGCCAAGATCCACATCAATATACATGCCGGCCCTTGCGCGCCGCTCATATTCCATCTTGGTGATGTACTGAACGTGCGTCTTGCGCTCGGCCGTGTAGAAATTGGTGGCAGCAAACGGCAGATAGACGTCATCAATCGGCACAAATTCAGATTGCGGCCGGCGATGCTGCTGGTTCCACATGAACTTCATGTACTGGCCGCCGCCCAAGGGCAGCTGCGTGCTTAATTGCTCCAACTCGCTGCGGAACTCTGGCATCTGCTCAGTGGTCTGCCAATTCATGAAGGTGGCCTTGCGGTCAGCCTTTTCCACCTTCTCTTTGCTGGACTCGCCGTAAATTTTGCTTTTCACCGGCCCATTTGGCGGGAAAATTTCCTTCATGAAGCGGGCGCTGAAGTCTACGCACGCCTCCACCAGCATGGGATGCACGACTTTATTGGCGCCGGTAAACTGCGCGCCGCCGGGCGCGTCATCGCCCAGGCCAGTGCGACGCAGGCCCTCTTCGTAAAGCTTGTCGCGCTTTTCGCGGGCCTCTTTGTCGCGGTCAACCTTTTCGAGGAGGTCGTTTACTGCTTCCTTGAGAAGACCTGGGTCAACTTCTTCAACGATGTTTTCAAAGTGCTCCAGGCTGCGCTTATTTTGCTCTTCATTTTCAAGGCGAATGATTGCGCCGCCATCTTCAGTGTCCTCTACGTTGGAGTTTTCGGGGATGAACTCAACGACTTCACCTTCTTGGGCTTCATCATTTTCAGTAAGCATTCCAGACATGATTTAGAAAGCCCTCCGATAGCCGAATAATATCTCTTTGTGACGCAAAGTAGGATCCACCGCCACATCTAATCCCAACGTCCCGCCAATATTTGACTCTGGGAACAGCCTTTCGAGTGGAACCTGCAGCCCTCCCGTGATTTGAGTGCCGGCATTCCCCATCCCAGTAGTGCCGCGCCGTCCGCTCATGATGCTGCCACCAATGTTTGCCGTGGTGCCCTCTTCATCAAGCGGAATATTCAAATTGCCGCCGTAAGAATACACGCCCTGCGGCTTTGCGCCAGTAAAGCTTGGCGTCATGGTTTGATAGCCGCCAAAGATGCTGGCAGGCCCATAACTGGCAGACACCCGAGGGCCGTAGCCAATCATCCCATAATCGCCAGCATTTTCCATGGCCATCAAGCCTGCGCCAATGCCAATCTTGCGCTCTTGGTCAAGAATGGCATTGATACCCGTATTCAAGCCCCTCATACCAGCACGCTGCCCGTAACGGTCATCTTCAACCGGGATTTCAAAATAATTAGTTGAAGACGTCACGTTTTCATTGCGCGGGTAGCGCATGTAATTCTCTGGCAAATCCTGCGCGCCAGCCATCATGGGGGTCTTCACATCAAGTCCCCTCATCAGCATGCGCCCACGCTGCGTTACATCCACGGGGGAAATTTCCCGCATAAATTCGCTGGCGATCGTATCAACTTCCCTGGGATCATAGGGGCGCACCATGCCCTCATCGCCCACCTCGCCGCCCTCGGCATAGCGGTGGTGCAATTCCTCCAGAGACTTTTTGCCCTCCACCATGCCGCCGTGCTTCATGACGCGCGGCGCATTGGTGGCCAAGTTACCCCAATTGCGGGCAACATATTGATCAAGGGTCTGGTTATTGGCTGCAGCATCTTGCTGGATCTGGGCCCAATTCCAAGGTGCATATGGCGGCGCGCCAGTCAGCTGCTCACTATATCTCTGGTTGAGGGCCACCAAACCTTGCTCAATGCCCTGATCTGCGCCGCCATCTGCCGTGGCGCCCATGCCGGTATCACCGCCACCAATAGCGCCAGGATCACCGCCGCCAACATCGCCGCCAAGGCCCACATTTCCGCTGACGCTTGGGGAGCCCAAAGAAACAACGCTCGGCGAAACACCAAGGGCTTGGCTCACCTGCGACCCAATCATGCCGCCAAGCATCCCAAGGCCAGGAACGCCCGTGGCAAGCCCAGCAATGCCCAGGCCAAGCCCCACCGGGTCAATTGATACTGCCGGCGTCTGCTGGCCAATCTCGTTAACATTCACGCCGACTGTGACGCCAGGAGGCGAAAAGGCAGATTGCGCGGCGTAACCAAGAGCTGGCCCCAGCCCAATAGTCCCTCGGCCTAATGCGCCAAAAGCTTCCCCAATACCGGGCGCCGCACTGAAGCCGGTGGGCGCAACACCGCCAGTATCGGCAATACCAAAACCAAGGCCCGCTTGCTGCGCAGCCACGGCCGTGTTCATGTTGGCTGCTGCTTGGGTTGCTTCAGGGTCTTGCATAGACATGCTTGGAGCCATGCCGCTTATGCCAGCGATGCCACTCTCACTGGCGCCCACATCACTCGCGCTTGGGCCCGTTTCTCCGGTAGACCCAGCACCCGCTCCTGTAGGCCCAGCGCCTTGTCCAACATTGCCGCCTACAGCATCCTGCGTGGCAGCCTCAGACATTGCGGCATCCTGGCTGGTGGCACCTTCATTGCCTTCACCGTCGCCATTGCCGTCGCCATTGCCGTTGCCATTGCCGTCGCCATTGCCGTCGCCATTGCCGTCGCCGCCGTTGCCGTCACCACCGCCACCGCCACCACCATCACCACCACCACCGCCGTCGCCATTCCCGTCATCAAATGCCGGGACGCCATAGCGCGTCATGCGGCCGGATCCGCCGCGCGCCTTCAGCAGCGCAGCCTCCTCCGGCGTGATGTAGGCCAGCTCATGGCCCTGGCCCCGAATGGTGGCCTCCTTGGGCGCACGCACAGTGCCGCCATCCGCATACTTAGCGTCAAGCGCAGCAAGGCCGCCCTCGGCGTAGCGCGGAATATTGTAAATCATATCATAGACGGGATGCTCTTCTAAGCGCCCCTTCCTGGTCGTGGTGATGCGGCCCACCTCATTGCCGAGCTCGATATCGCCCCGCGCGGTAGGTCTAAGCCTGGGCTCACTCTCCGCAAAAGGATAGCGAGACATTTGAACGGGCCCCTCAAAGTCAGTGCCCAAAGAATAGTAGTGATCTTTCCCGTGCTTTACAGAAACAATTGTCGGATAATCTCGCGCACCTGGGGGCGGTTCGCCAGCCCAATTCCAGCCGGCGCTGCGCCTGAACAGATTGGTCCTGATCAAGCTGCCCAACTCTTTGCCGGGCGCTTCAACCACTTCTGGAGACACCAGCATGACAGGCTTGCCGCTGGGATCTATCTGCACTCGCGCCCCGGCTCGTGTTTGCTCCGTAATGTCCCGGCCAGACCTTTGATTGGTCGCCGGATCAAAGACAGGATCTTCAAGATACCGGCCGCCAGGGATCTGCTCGTTCTTAGGCATCAAGCGTTGCGGCTGGGGGAAGACAGGCCTGTAACCCTCAGTGCTTTGCAAGCCACGCGGAACATTGCCGCCCCTAGTTACCACCGCTGCCGGCCCTTCAGTAAACCCGCGCACAATATTCAAGCCCATTTGCTCTCCAGGCGTAGGCTCAACCTCGCCGCGCAGCACCGCGCTCATGCGCTGGAACCCTTCGCCCTGAAATGGCGTTGGCGCAAACCCGCGACCCTCAGAAGAACGCAACTCAGCAACAGGCTCGCCAGCGCCAACAGCGCGATCAGCCAGGATGCTGAGGTAATCCTCGTCAGAAGGGCGAGGGACAGGCGCAGCAGCCGGGCGGCGGGCGCGGCCGCCGTCAGCATACTTCTCGTCAAGGTCAGCAAGGCCACCCTCGGCGTAGCGGCGCGTGATGTCAATCAAATCATCGCCAAACATGACGTAGTTATGGGTGTCCCGCCGCCCCGTGCGACTACCTGCATCTAAATAGCGGATGCCAGGAATGTCGGCTTGGTTTAGGTAAGCTGACGCACCGGCAGGATCGACGCGACCACCGAAACGGGCCAGATCTCTATATAAGACTTCGCCGGTTTTAGTGTCGGGAAATGTAGAGAATGGCTGCCCATAATATCCGCGAGCCACATTTTTAATTTTTTCGGATTGCTGACTTAATGGCGCATCCCAATCCAACAATCTTTCTGGTTCCGCGCGAAGACGGACTTCATACATATGGCCACGAGATGAATCTCGATAATCTTTTATTAATTCAGCTATTTTTGCTCTATCAAAAGCGCGGAGTTCAGCATTTCCAGCTTGAGCAAAGTAAGCTGCTGTTTCTGGGTCATGCTCTAAAGCTTTTCCCATGCGCCTAATTTCTATTTGACTTTGCCTACTTATTGGTAAGCCAATACGGCTTGCTTCATACTCTAAATCAATCATGCCTTTGTGCGCTAAACTATCTCTATATGCTTGTGCAATACGTTCTAATTCAGCAAAATACAGCCCGTGCCCGTAAGCTTGCGCCCCCTCGCCCGAGCCAATCTTGTTGATGTCAAAACGATCAAAACGATACGGGCTGCCATGATAGGCGCGGATGTTGGCCGGCCCCTCAGTAAAGCCGCGCACAATATTCAAGCCCATTTGCTCTCCAGGCGTAGGCTCAACCTCACCACGCAGCATCGCGCTCATGCGCTGGAACCCTTCGCCCTGAAATGGCATCGGCGCAAACCCGCGACCCTCTGCTGACCGCAGCTCAGCAACAGGCTCACCAGCCCCAACAGCGCGATCAGCCAGGATGCTGAGATAGTCCTCGTCAGAAGGGCGAGGCACAGGCGCCGCGGCGGGGCGGCGGGCGCGGCCGCCCTCGGCATACTTCTTGGGCTTGCCTCGATACTTCTGGTTCAGATCACGGAGGGACTTGGCGGCCATATCATTCACCCTCAAGGCCAGCAGCAGCGCCAGCACCCAAAAGCCCAGGGACAACAAGCGGCTGTTGCCTATTCGCAAAGCGGCGGAACACTTCTTCAGGCGTCAAGCCACGCTCAGCAGCACGATCCTCAACAACACGGTTGAAGATGTTGTCAAACGTATCAAGGCTGCTTTCACGCACGCCTGTGCGTTTTGCTGCGCCCATCCACAAGCTTGCCTGCAACTGCGCCGGCGTCATGCCCATGCGATTAGCGATATCAAGCGCAAGCCGCTCATAGGCGCCATATTCGTTGTCGCGCGGCACCTCGTCCCAAACTGTGGGGCGGTTACGAATGAACTGGAACAACTCACCTTCTGCACCGCCAGCCTCCCGCACAGCACGAGCCGCATTAAAGCTCGTCTGCATCACTTCCTTGCCGGTTGCATCCTTCACCTTGCGGGTCTTGATGTTGTCACGAGCAATTTCTGGGAAGCGTTCAGCAATTTCAGACGCAAGCTCTTGGCTGATCACGGCGCTGCCATGCAGGAAGCGAGGATCATTAGACGCCATGCCAATGAAGCGCATGAAGTGCTTGTCAGCTGCAATGTTCTCAGGGTTGCCAAGCAGGCTATTGGCAAACCCACGCGGCTTTGGCGCTCGCGTTGGTTCAATATTTTGAAGGAACTCGCCGCGATCAATAAGGTTGCTTAGAACCCCTTGATACTGTTGCGTCAAACTACCGTAAGGCTCAGGTGGCCGTGGGTATTTCCCGGTTGCCTCAAACTCTGCTTGGCGCGCAGCACGCGACTCGGCGGGCTCAGCAAAATAGTAAGATGCCTGCCGAATATTGGGATACACAGCATTCCCAGGGCTGGCGCCACCTATGCGATACATAAATTCAAGCCACGCATCATGGCCTGCTTTTTCACCAAGCTCGTCAATAAACCGCTGCCGCGTGGCCTCGGTGTTGTACCAAGCGCGGCCAATATCTTCGCCTTCGCGAGCCGTAGCCATGATGTCATTCAAAAGGTCTGGCTCGTTATCAAGCCGCCCTTGGAACTCAGCAAAGCGTGCGCTTTCACCTCTTGCTGGCGAATGCCGAATTACCGTGCCAGGGCTTCTGTCAGGCGCTGCGCCAAGAACGTCAGGAACCGGAATGGCTTCACGCAATCCGCCAGTAGCTGGTTTGCCTGAACGCGCTGCGCCAGCAGCCATCAAAACTCCTCTACCAGTTGGCGGCTTGTTAGCCCCAATGACAGCGCGGGGGTTTGGCTCAAAATCAACCTCTGGCACTTCGTAGTTGATCCTGGGCGGCCGGCGACCACGCCCAGCCCCAAACGTGCCAGCCGGGCCACCCTGCACCCCAGCCATGGGCAGCAGATCCAGCGCCCCAGGCACCGCCAAGGATGTCTCGCCCGTGTCCACATCCTGGCCCACAGGCAACACAGCAGACCGGCGCGTGGTGGCCGCAAAGTCTCGCACGTCACGGCCTTGGCGGCCCTCAGGATCAATCAGACGCCCGTCTGGCATCTCAATGGCGTAGCCGCTGCGGGTATCAGTCGTCTGCACCACACGTCCGCCCTCGGGGATATCAATCCCCGCCATGGCACTCAGCATGCCGCGCTGCACATCCTCAGGGCGCGGGATCAGGCCAGCCGCAGCCTCAAATGGCGACACGGCATTGCCTGGGTACATCGCCCGGCCACCGCGCGGCACAGGAGCGCCAGCCACGCCCATGCGCGAGGCCGGCGTCATCAGCGGATCACGCTCGGCCAGACGCCGGTCATACTCTTCATCGCTCAGGCCGGTGGCGGCATCCAAGATGCGCGCAACATCAGGGCCCGCACGCCGAGGGCGCGCTGCAGGGGCGTCGGCATAGCGGTCTTCCATGTCGTCTAGGCTCTCACGCACTGGGCCACCCTCGGCATAGCCCTCAACGCCAGCACGCCCCAAGACCTTCTTGACGTAATTCTGCGTCTCCAAGATCTGCGGGATCTGGTTGCCGGCACGAGCCACCCTGTTAGGGCCGGCATTATAGGCGGCCAGCGCCAGGGGCATGGAGCCAAAGCGGTCATAGAGCTGCCGCAAGTATTGCGCACCGGCCTCCAGGTTCTGGGCCGGATCATACCGATCTGCCTTCAGATCCGACGCCGTGCCGGGCATTAGCTGCGCTAAGCCATGTGCGCCCTTGGGGCTGCGCGCCTCAGGATTGAAGCGGCTCTCCTGGTAGACCAGGGACAGGAACACGTCGCGCGGCAGATTGTACTTCTCGGCCAGCCTGCCAGCCTCGGCCACCCAAGGATTATCGGGCGGCAACGCAGCGCCAAGGCGGGTCGGGATGGCGTCGCCGGCAGTCTCGCCGGGAAACACGCTAGGGGGGCCAGCCTCTGCAGAGCCACCAGTCCGCTGGGGAGGAACGGCTGGAGGCATGGGCGGCAGGGGCAGAGGCTGGCGACGGGAAGACCTGCGCTGCTCGGCAATCGCCGCGGCAACGGGGTCAAACTCTTGGGCGGCAGAGCCGCGTGATTGCATCTGGCGCAGCAGGTCAAGCGGCGGCTGGGGCGGTATGGGAAGAGAGCGGGATCCAGACATATTACCACTTCACCTTGTTTGCCCAGTATGCCGCGCTGCTCGGCCCCTTGGCGATGTTAGCACCGTGACGCGATTTGAATCTGGCTCGTTGAGATTTCTTCGCTTCGCTCTCGCCCTCTTTGGGCTTGCCGGCGGTCTTGGCGCCCTGCTCCCCAAAGCGTTTGATCTCTTGCTTCCCATCGTAGCACGCCTTCACGATGTGCGACTTGGTGGGATGGTCAGGCGTGCGGCGCGGCTTGTTGCAGGCCATCGCATCCTTATCAACGCGGCTGCTCATGGGGTGCTCCGATAACGCGCCGTCTTGGCCGCGATCTTCTTGGGCTGAGCCACAAACTGCTCGCCCTTAGCCTTGCCCTCACGCTTGGCGCGGGTGGTCGCGGCATACTCTTGCGGAGACAGCGACTTAATCGCCTTCGCCGGCAGGTAACGCTCGCCAGTCTCCGACGACGGCTTGCCGGATTTGGTCCGCCACTTCTGGTCGCCCCAGGCCTTGAGCGATTTCTGCGGCGCCTTCATTTGTAGCCCTCTGCGTTTTCTTGGCGGCAGTGCTTACAAATCTTAGTCACGGTATTTGCCGCCTTTTTCCTTGTACTTCTTGGCTAGGAGCTGCGCCTTGCGTGCGCTCCACTGGCCGGCCGCCGTGCCCTGCACTGCAGACCCCTTGATGCTCTCAAAGAGCTTCTTGCGCATGCCGGGCTTCGTGTAATTGCCTGCCGCATTTACAGTCGATTTAGACGGCATACGGGTTTACCCTTTCGCGCTTGTATTGCCGGGGCTCGTCTCTCTCACGGGCCTGCGGCAACTCGAACCAACCCTCGTTCTTCAGGTAGATAATCGCCTGAGTGAAAGTATCCACATAATCGTCGTGCTCAGCAACCGGAAACTTTGCAAGCTGCTTCATGAACGGGACCGCCCAGCTGACCACCTGCCCTCGGTTCTTGCCGGACTCCGGTACCCATAACAGGCCCAGCTCCAGCGTAGGCGAGGCTTGGTGCGCCCTGCTGACCTTGTCTGCGTTGCCGGGGTTGTAGCCGATCGCAGGCACTCTCGCCAAGCGTAAATCCTGCAACAGGGACTGCCCCGAGGCCTTGGCCTCCACCAGGATGCGGTCAGCGCGCCGGGCAGTGCGCAGGCCATCCTTCACCGTCGTGCCGCCATACTCGGTTGACCAGTCCTTCACCACGCGCGCCCTCAGGTCAGGGTAGCCCAGGTGCTCGTCCCAGGCGTCAATGAGCATGGCGTTGCGCTCACTGTTGTGGCTGAAGATCCCCCAGACCGTGCAGGCCGTGGGGTCGCCCGAGCTCTTCTCGGTGAAGGCGCAGTCATAGGACTGCAGGATGTACTCAAACTGAGGCAGGCCCTTATCCGCCGGCCACATCTGGAAGTTGGCCGTCTTCAGGATGCCGCCCTGATTTGGCACCGGATCCTGCTGCAGCTGGCCGGCAGTGCCATAGGTGCCGAGCAGTTGCTTGAGCTCGGTGATTTCCTTGGGGCCAAACCTCTCTGGGCAGATGAGCTCGCCCTTCACCTTGCGGGGGTCATAGGGCCCGACAGACGTGCTGCGCCGCACGCCATCCCACTCGGCCGGGATCATCAGGTGCTCCCACCCGCCAATGTCTTCCAGGATGTGGCCGCTGATGTCACGCTCATGCAGACGCTGCATGATGGTCACCATGGCGTCCTTCTTGGGGTCGTTGAGGCGGGTGCTCCAGACCACGTCGAACCACTCTAGGGCGCTCTCGCGGATCACGTCGGATTGGGCTTCCTGGGCGCTGTGAGGGTCGTCCAGGATCAGGCGGCTGCCGCCCTCGCCCGTGGCCGTGCCGCCCACGCTGGTGGCCAGCCGGTAGCCCGTGCAGTCGTTCTCAAACCGCTGCTTGGCGTTCTGGTCACCGGCAAGCTTGAACATATGCCCCCAGCGTTCCTGGTACCAGGGAGACTGGATCAGGCGCCGGGCCTTGAGGTTGTCGCGGATGGAGAGGTTGCCGGAGTATGAGGCGCAGAGAAACTTCTGGCTGGGCTCGGTCAGCCATTCCCACATGGGCCACATCACGCTGACGATCGTGGACTTGGAGTGCCGGGGCGGGATGTTGATCAGGAGCTTGCGGATTTCGCCTGAGCTGATGGCCTCCAGGTGCTCGCAGATTTCCTGGATGTGCCAGCTCGGGATGAATGGCACGCCCGGCTCCACGACGTGCCAAGCTTGCTTCACAAACTCGTAGAGGCTGGCAGACGCCGCCCGCCGCTCCTGCTCTCGCTCGATCAGGCCCAGCATGATCTGAGGAGAGACGGGGGCGTTCATTCCTTCTTGCCCGCGGCCTTTATCATCAGGGCTTGCATCTGCGCCAACTCAGTGTCGCTCAGGTTCTTGAGGTTGAGGCTGGCGATATTGATGGGGCCGCCGTCGGCGCCGGTGAGCTCCTGCAGTATTTTGTCGCCGTAGATCTTGGGCAGCACCTTGGACAGATACCACTTGCGCGTATCCACCTGCAGGCGCTTGTGGGCGACAGTGTCGGAGCTGAGCGGGATGAGGCGCTTTTCGACAATGGGCGCGCCCTTATCGTCAAACATCAGATTGCCGTGTCGATCGGTCTTCTGGACCATCACCCACTCGTGGGTCTTGTCGGACAGGTCAATGATGTCCTCGGCCATGCTGCTCAGGCCGGCCTCACGCGCCGACAGATACCGCTGCCGCGTGCCTGCCGGGTTATCGTCACGCACCCAGATGCGCACGGTCATGTGGTCGGGCATGTCGGGATCTGTGGTGCAGATGTTCAGCAGGGAGCGGCCGAGGGCCAGCTGCTCGCAGACGTGCGTGATGATTTTCTCGCGGTCATAGAGTTGGGGGCGGCCGCCTTTTGCGTTTTTGCGGCGCTCAGGTTCAGGCGTCGTCACCGGAGGTTCTCCAATTTGTAGAGCGTGCTCATGTGCAGGGCCGTCAGGTCATCCAGGATATTCTCCAGGGCCGGCACGCCCTTGCAGATGGCGCTGCGGTTTTCGTTCAGCCAGATGAGCTCGTCGTTGATCATTTTGACGACGTCATTGGTTTCGCTCATGCCCACGAGGCCAAAGGCTCCCTGGTAGGCTTCAATCAGGTCATCCATCTTTTTGATGACTTTTTCGTAGTAGCCGCCGAGGGCCTTGTGTTGGGCATAGGAATTGGTCTTCCAGTGCTCCAAGTGCGCCGCGTTGCGCGCCGCAAACATTCTCTGGATTAGGTCTTTGATCATGGTCCACCCCTGGGTTCAACATATTGTATGCAGGGA